TACCAACACCCACCAGCCGCCCATTTTCACAGCAGGAAACCGCCATTACTGGCAGCGTCTGAATTTATTCCCGTACCCGCCGTTATCCTTCGCCAGCCCCGCCAGAACTAACTGAGTCAGTATTAACTGGCACCGGGCTTCGCTTACTCCGGTAGTTCTCGTCATCATGCGTGGCGTTACCCACTTGTCAGCAGGTAAGAAATGAAGGACTGCGGCGGCGGTTTCTGTCATATCTTGCTGTTTTAGCATGTCTTTTTCCCTTCTGGTTAACATGACATACCAGTAACTCTTGTCTAAAAAGCCAGCAAGATAAAAAGTCAGTATTCACGACCACCAGCGTGTTTACTGTACTGCACCAAGTTTACAGGTACAAAAAAACCCGCTCAGTGGCGGGTTCTTAAATCTTATCAACGGTAGACATACAAAGCCCATCGTTGTGAAAATCTTATCCATATTTTTTGAAAAACGCAAGCATCATGTCGTCATCTTCGGCGAAAACCATTTATCTTGTCACCTTTCTCAATTGTATCTCTGCATATGCTTCTTCCTGCCAGCACTTTGTAACCAGTTTATCAATGACATCTGCATATCCTTTGTACCACTGATAATCCGTCAGGTCTGGTACCAGCTTCTGGACATGAAGCCGCGCCAGTGTGGTTGGTAAACGGCTAAACCGGTTTCCATTGCAACGCCCACAAACCTTATAAACAGGCGTGCCATGAAGCCGGGTTCTTTTTTCATCCAGGACAATACCTTTACCCTTACACCCTCTGCACGCTGTGCTGACTTCTCCCTTACCATGACAATGCTGACACAGTTCCTTCACCCACTCTTCCTTGATAACAGATTCCCCGCTTCTGGAGTGTTTCACCACTTCGCGCAATACATTATGAAATCCAGTACCAGCACAATGCTCACAGCGAGCCTTACTTGCCGCAGACCTGGAATAATCAGCAAAGGCAAAATTCACAAGGTAAGGGATGATCTGTAACCGGGTTTCTTCACTCAATTTGTTCAATGTCGGGTTATCCAGTGCCATCGCGTAATTGAGCAGACCTTCAATCGCAAACTGAGGATCCTGAACACCAACTTTTGCCAGGAATAAGGCAAACCCAAGCGGTGCTTTCGACTGCACCATCCCCTGCGCAGCCATTACATCCGTAATTGTTAAACCACCAGAGCCTGTCGCCGGTGCGTCATCGCTCAATTTTGGAGATTTCGGGGAGTAATATTTCGGTAAGGCTTCAAGGTTCATGCTCGTTCTCCACTTACGCCAGTACGCCTATTGCCAGCGCACGATCGATAAAACGAAATATCAGCTCCAGCTGGGAACCATACTTCTCTTCAAATGCCACGGTATCCGCATGCAGCTCGTCGTGATGCTTTCTGCACAAAGGCAACACAAAGAGGTCATGCGCTTTTGTACCCATTCCCCCCTGACCGTGGCCTATCAGGTGGTGGGGATCATCAGCGGGCTTTCCACAACATGCACACGGCTGTGTCTTAACCCAGCGCGTGTACTTTTCATTAACCCAGCGGCGACGTTTTGGGCGTAACATAAAAGACTCCGGCGACTCCGGATCCACTTTCAGCGCCAGCACCTTTTTCGCTTTATCCTGGATGATACTGGTGGCAGGAACCGAAGGCACAAGGTCACTTTCCCGGGTGACAGACGGCACAACAGGCTTCGGTAATCTCAGTGCCTTACGGGCTGCACTTTCCGGTAAGGCATCCGCCAGGTCATTACGAACCAGCCACCAGCACAGTTCCGGCATTGTCACAACGTGACTGTCATCAAAACCGAGATCCCGACGCACGACAGACAACACCCAGCGGGCACAGTTATCCGTTGCCATTGATTCCAGCCGTTCCGTGAATTGATCGCGCAGCTGGTTATCGCAGTGCCAGCACAGACGGATTGCGCCCGGAGCATGTCGCATTGTGGTCATGTTCTCGCTGTGCCAGTCGGAATGAGGCCACTGACAGCCTTTTTCACGAAGTAACCAGCTTTCAAGACATTCCACGCCACCAGCACGACGGATCACTGCCTCATTACGGAACACGGCCCGAACGGCAGGATCATCCGCCAGTGGTTGTGATGCCGCCGGAACGGCACCACTGGCAAAAGATGAATAACGTTCCGGCTCAGGCTCCAGCAGGACACGCCCCTGCATAAACAGGGGCATCAGCTCTGAACCTGGCCTGAACAATACGATCCCCATACGCGGGGCAATTTCAGGGGTCAGTAGTGCTCTCACGGTCACCTCAATGAACGGTATCGAGCAGCTTTAACAGCTCAGGGAATCGGGATTCGAAGAAATGCGGCTGCGTCTCGCGCGGATTTGCGGGACTGGTGATGTTCTTGCCGAACATGCAACCTTTCGCTGTCAGCGACCAGAATTTTTTGATGTTGTTAATCGCGGTACGGCTGTATCGTTCGCGCTGCTCGACGATCCCCAGTTTCACCATCTGGTGATATGCCTGATTAGCCGTCAGGCGGATACCATACTGTTTCAGCAGTGCACTCAGTGACAGTGTCGGGCGACTTGAGCCATCGTGTGCATCAGCAGGAGCATCAATGGCATAGCGCGGTGCCAGATTCGGTAAGCCAACAGCCTCCTGAAGCTTCTGACAGGCTCCAAGCACTGATGAGTTAGACAGGTTTAATTCCCGGCGCATAAAGTCCAGCAGAATCACACCAGCCTGCATCTTGTCAGCAGCCTGTCCGGATAATTTTTCCGGTGCGCTGGTTACCATATCGAAAGTACGGATCACCTTCAGATGGAATGACGGGCTGATCCACATTGCATAGGCATACACCAGTTCTTTGCAGACATACGTCCCCTGGTTATTTCCGCCACGAATAACGTTAACTGGCTCTATATTGACCGAGTTGCAAATCTGCAACTCGCTTATTAAACGTTCAGTTTGCTCATTGCGGAGCCAGAATGCAGGCTTATGCTTATCCAGAGAACCGGCAGCCCTGTGCAGATCGTTCAGGCTGTAACGACCATAAGCATCACGACGAACTTCAATACCATCAATGACCATCAGATTATTCATACTTCGTTTCTCCTCTTAATCAGGCGGCTGCACCCGCCGTTTTCTCGTACTTACTGATAGTGATCTCGACCTTCCCTTCCGGGATAACCGGTCCCCACTCCACCAGCATTCTTTTCACCTGGCTGTCGTCTTCCCACACCCCCGCGTGGGTCAGGGCGTCAAACAGCGCCTTGTTATAGTTGTCCAGATCGCGGATCCGGTTATCCGGAGGAAACAACACGATCTCCACTGAAGCAGGTGCCGACGTTGGTTTCGGCAGACGACGTAACTGCTCAACTATTGCTGCGCACGCCGCGCTCTGGAATTTTCGCCCCGCCGCGCTTATCAGGCTCTTACCAGCAAACGCCCCTTTGTTGGGGTGTCGCCAGTACGTGTTCACGCTGGGCGGAAAAGGCAGGATCAGCTTCATACTTTCAGGTCCCTCTCATGTAACCAGTGGGTTGCACGCAGCCTTGCGTTTTCCTCACCGGCAAGCAGTGCGCGGATAATCCCGACCGCCTCGCTGTCGTCGTCCTTCACCGCGGTATGAAGCGTTATCCCCCGGGCCACGCCACGCTTTATCGTGATGACGCCTTTTTTCTCCAGTGCGCGAAGATGCTCCACCGCTGCATTCACTGAACGGTATCCCAGCATGGTTGCCACCTCCTGATTGGTTGGCGGGAAGCCACGTTCTTTCTGATAAGAAATCAGCATATCCAGCACCTGCTGCTGGCATTGAGTTAACGTCGTCATGCCGCCATCTCCCTGACCAGTTTTTCTGCCTGCTGGCGAACCTGCGCCAGAAAGGCCTCACCACATGCCTCAAGTTCATAGCGCCCGATGTAGCTGATTGCCGGTCCCTTCCAGGTCTTGTCGAAAACAGCAATAGCACCAGCGAAGAAAGCGCCTGTCGGCACCTGCTTCTCGTCCTTCGGGATAAACCAGGCAGGCAGTTCAAAACCAATACGCCCGCGAATAAAAGCAATATGATCTGCATCTTCCGGCCACCACACTTCGCTGGTGGCAGCTTTGATCAGGAAAACATAGCGCCCGCCTTTATCACGCATGGCACTGGCATGCTTCATGATGTAACGCATGCCGGTGATGTATTGCCCCTCATGCTGACTGGCGCGGCTGTATGGGGGATTACCAAAGGCAGCACCTTTAAGCTCCGCAAGACGTTCTGACCAGTCATGCGCCAGCGCGTTGTCTTCCGCAGTGTAATAAGCGGCACATTTGGCGTTATCACCGTCAGTGAACAGATCCAGAACAAACGGGCCAAACAGGGTGTTAATTCCCCAGAAAATGTTGTCCGGCGTGCGCCACTGATCGCCCACTTCCTTCAGTTCATGGGCTGGTTTGTTCCGCAGCTCCACCAGCGCCTGGCAATATTTATTACTCATTAAGCCCCCACGTAATTCCCTGACAGATACCACTCTTCACCCGATACAGCGCGCTTGCTGCTTTTCCGTAAGCACCGCTCACGACGCGCCAGAAAATTGTTTCGTTCTGGCTGGGAGTGGCTTTCACGGAATGCCGCCATCCACACCGTTGCAGCACGACGGTATAAGCCCCTGGACTCCAGTTCTTCAGCCTGGCGGGTCAGGCACAAAATCACCCGGGGATCGTTAGTGCCGACATAGAAATTGCGCACAGGTCTGGTTTCACGAACTGGTTGTGGTTCCGGCTCCTGCGCTCTCTCAGTCAGGCGCGGGAAATGTCTGCGTGTATCCCCTTCACAACGGTGAGCCACACGCCCACTCTGACGTAACTTGCTTGCAGACTGCAGAACGCGCTGCCGTGAGTAACCTGCAAAAGCATCCGCAATGTCTCCGGAAGTACAGCCCGGATGGGCTTCAATGAATTTCTGAACGTCATTCAAAAGACTCATGCTCACCCCCTGAATCCTGCCGGGATCTGGCTGTAGTCCACGTTGTCGTAACTGGCTTTGAAGTACGGGTCCTCGCGTTTTTCGGTGTACGTGCTGACGGACGGCGATAAGCGCAGGGAAAGCTCATCCCATTTTTCCCGCAGCTTCGACGGGCTGAGCACGTTACGGCACCAGAACGGATCGCGACTGACGCGGCTGTACATCTCGCAGATTTGTTTATGAGTACGACCATCCTGCACACACATCAGGCGAATTTCGTTTGCCCAGGCTGTCCAGTTCGGTTCTTTGGGACGAACCACCTCGCCGTCACATTCGGCGGCATGCTCGTACAGGGCGATGATTTTTTTCCAGAGCCACTGTGCACAGGTCAAATCATCCTGCGTCCCCCACTGGCGCTTTTTAGGGCTGAATACAACCGCATCAGGATGGCGAGTTAAAAAATCCTGTTCAGCCTTCTGCGTGTCCGGTTGCGAAGCGTCCGGACGAGAAGTTTTTTTATCTGACGGATCATGTTTTGATTTTACTGACGGATCCCCGCCAGATTCTGACTGGTGAAAACCCGCTTTTTTGCCAGATTTCGACGCATCAAATTTTGACGGGTCAGATTTTGATGCGTCAGATTTTGACGGGTCAGAATCTGACAGTTGAGAAAAAGCCGTAGCCTGAAGCTTCGCAACGTTAAGCTGATAAACATTCGACGCATTGCGGTTACCCTGGCGACGCGCCTTACGCGTTAACCAGCCTTCTGCTTCCAGCCGTGCGATAGCCGTTCTGACGGTACTCATCCCCGCGCCAATCTGACGGGCAATGGTTTCAATTGATGGCCAGCACACACCTTCGTCATTACTGAAATCAGCCAGGCGGGCCATAATTGCCACGCTGGATAATTTCATGCCTGACGCAGCGCAACCATCCCATACATAGCCGGTTAATTTAGTGCTCATGACCGACCTCTATTTCCCTGAATTTACGACGAAACTGTTCGAGCGGACTGAAGCATTCATGCTCATAGCCTTCGCGGAGGTAGATAACCCGTTGTGTTTCCGGCTCCCAACGAATGACTCTGACGGGTACTCCGTAGTGATCTTTGAACCAGCGGTTAACTTGTCGCAAAGGACTGTCTCCTTTTGCCGGTTAAAATCACCCACAGCCCACTCTGCAAAGCTGTGGGTTACAATTACCCTGCCACCTGGTACATTTACTGCATAGCAATACTCCACCTTCGCTTTTCCACCCGGTACAGGAAGCGCAATCAGTTGCGAGCGACGGTAGTGTGTTGTTAAACTGTTCATGCGTTAGTTTCTCCACAGTCACGACACGCCACGGCGCCCGGAGCTGCACACTCGCGGGCGTCATTACTTTCTGAAATGCAAAAAATTTTGTAGACCAGTGCTGCATGCTCCTGCAGCTTCGAAATTGAGAGGTACAGCTCGTCGTTAATTGCTGTCTTCTCATGCGGTTCCACTACACCGTCTTCAATTGCTGAACGAATCTGTTTTGAATAACTGCCGATCTGTTCAATGACCTCCAGCAGGCGTTGGTTGATATCGGCGTTGTCCACATCCTCGACATCAGGAAGAGACACAAAGACGCCATTTGCAGACTGCGCCACAGCGTCAGCAATGAAGTGAGTTCCACCAGCACGTTGCAAAATCATTGCCCATCCCAGCGGGAAAATCTGATCGCCATCGGCACGAAGGCGGTTAAATAATGCGTTCTCTGTTACATCCAGCCAGTCAGCAGCTTCAGCGTACCCCCCCGGCAACGCTGCGATAGTTTTTCTGACAGCTTTCACGTACCACTCAGGCTGTTTTTCTACTTTCCAGTGATGCTTACCCACGGTTCACCTCCTGTTCCTGTGGTTTAAACCCATTCTGGTTTTGGCTAGATTGAAAACGTGCCGGATAAAGAATCTGCATTTCGCTGACTTCACCCTTAAAAAAATTGGCTAAACGTTCTGCAAGCTCGATAGATGGAATCTGCTCCAGCCTCTCAATACGACTCAACGTCGCTGGATTGACTTGAACACCCGCAGCAACATGCTGCAAAGTGAAACCATGCGCCTTACGCACATTTCGTAATGGTGATTGCATATACCCTCCAAATATTGCGCGTTATGCATGTTATTTCGCGCAATTATTTTGCGCAAGTTGATTTGCTTATCACGCAATAAAGAAATGTAATAAACGCATGAACATAGGAAACCGAGTCAGACAACTTCGCCAAGCGAAGAACATGAAAATCGCCGATCTCGCTGAAGCGATAGGAGTAGATGCGGCGAACATCTCGCGCTTAGAAACGGGTAAGCAAAAACAATTTACCGAACAAACACTGAGTAATATTGCCAAGAGCTTAGGTGTTGATATTGCTGATCTCTTTACCTCTGCCCACAAAAGTAATACTGTATATAAAAACAGTAATAATGAGGATGTTGCGCAGGTGAAGGATGTGTTCCGTATTGAAATGCTGGATATCAGTGCCAGTGCGGGAAATGGCCTTATCCAGGGCGGTGATGTCATTGATGTGATTCATGCCATCGAATACAGAACTGATAATGCTGTATCAATGTTCGGCGGACGACCAGCCAATCACATCAAAGTTATCAACGTTCGTGGGGACAGTATGTGTCCAACCATTGAGCCAGGAGATCTCATCTTCGTTGATGTCAGCATCAATCAGTTTGATGGTGATGGTATATATGTCTTTGGTTTTGATGACAAAATATACGTTAAAAGACTTCAAATGATTCCTGACAAACTGCTGGTGATTTCTGATAACCAGATTTACCGTGAATGGGGAATTACTAGCGAAAACGAACACCGATTCATGGTCTTTGGAAAGGTCTTAATCAGTCAGTCGCAAACCCTTAAGAGACATAATTAACCTCAATATCCCATCCATCGGCCACCGAAAGGTGGCTTTTTATTACCTATAAATTTGCATACCTCGCAAATATTACTTGCATATCTCGCAATTTAATTTTATCTTTTGTTCCAGACCAACTACAGGATTACAACAAAATCTGGTTGCAACACGGTGCATGTGTCGTAAGCAGTCAGTAAATGTCAAAAACGAACAGGCTGGACGCCCACGAAGTAGCCGCCTGGGGCATATGAAGTCCAGGATGATTCGTTGAGTCATGTTGTGCCACCAGGCACTCATGTTAAAGCAGGTGTATGAAATGAAAGTCCAGATTTTAAACAATAACTGTGAAGTCGTTTGGGCGTAAAACATGACCGCGCGTAGACCAAGGGAGGAAAAAGTGGGAATAGTTAGAAATCAAGCAGATATATTGAAAATCAGCTCTGAATTACTTGGAGTTTTGAAAAGTGAGCTCACCGCACATGGCATCGAGCCCACTGACGAAAATTTAAGTTGGGTTTTGTCGATTATTCAACAATCACTCAAGCCCAGCCTCAGCAAACTTTTTATCGAGTAGTGCTTCGAACTTATCGTAAAGCTTGCTTATGTCGTCTATCGGGTTTTCTGACGTACTGTAATTTTTATCTGATGTCATGGCAGCAGTCTGATATGCAGTGTGAGTCTTAACCGATAGTTGGAATAAATAAAGAATTTTTTCTTCTTTGGTCATAACTATTTCCTTCTTGGCTATATGAAAACACCAAGATACCACCGAGCCTGAAGTGGTGAAAAGACAGGCACATAACAGCTAAGTATTTTCAACCAAAGAGAATCCTTAGCGTTGTGGTGAATGCGGCTCAGCGCACGCGGGTTAAGGTTGAGGCTGACAGTCGACCTTCTGTGGATACCCACCCGTCTGGTGTGCAACCTTCGCCAGGCACCGGGAGGCACCCGGCACCACAACTTTATGCTGTGTGTAGTCCTGGCGGTACCAGTTTGTACCCTTGCTTCCGGCTGGTACCGTCCTTTTTACAAAACAGAGAAGAGCATCACCGGACGACGGGCTCATAACCCAATCCATCCGGGCGGCTGCCACCGCAGGTGTTCTTCTCTGTTTTGTGGAGAAACTAATCGGCCTTGCAGGGTCGATATGATGAGGAGCAGCAAAATGGCTAGCGAACGCAGTACTGATGTGCAGGCATTTATCGGGGAGCTGGACGGCGGCGTATTTGAAACCAAAATCGGCGCAGTTCTCAGTGAAGTCGCTTCCGGTGTGATGAACACGAAAACCAAAGGTAAGGTCTCACTCAACCTGGAAATCGAACCATTTGATGAGAACCGTGTGAAAATCAAACACAAACTCTCATATGTTCGCCCGACTAACCGCGGGAAA